AAGTATTTCCAGTGGTCCAGGTGTTGGCCTCGTCCTCGTACCCGACGGCGCTGGGCAACTTAGAACGGGTCGTGATCCCGCCTGCTGCTAGCATGGCGTCGGTGATAGATCCAGCCTTGACGCCGAGCTGGACGTTCTGCCCCGAGGGGTTGGTCACGTCGATGGTGGCGGTGTCCTGGAAGTTAAGCGCCCAGTTGGTCAGGTCGGCGCCGGCCGGGACCACCACGCCGTCGAGAGTGATGCGCCGAGGTATAGTCGGGGTCAGCAATCTTGGATCGATCGTCTGCTGGCCCAGCGCTTCGCAGACCAGGACGATGACGAGAATGAGTTGAGCAAATAGTCTTTTCATTAGTAATAATACCGACACCAGGGAACTTGTTGCCCCACCAAGGGAGCGAGCCCCAAGGTCAAGTTAGTTCCGCTCACCGAATATGCGACTTGCATTTGATCGGGTTGCGACCCTACCGCTTCCAGTTTCTTGCCCTGCTGAACCACGATTAGACTTCCCGCCTCCGGAACATGGCTGATGGTGAAGGCGCGGTTGGTTCCGTTGATCGTTCCGATCAGATCTTCGATGACCCACGGCATATAAATCACGCGATCACATACCAGGCCTGAGTTGGCGCTACGCCACTTACACTCATTCCGAAGGTCAATGTCCGGTTGCCAGTTCCGCCCGCTGTGAATTCCATATTTCCTGGCGCGCTCGCTACCCGCTTGAGCGTCACGCCGTGGGCATCGACGATCAGCGAGTTCAGGTTCGGGTTGTTCGACAAGGTGAAGGTAGTTCCCGATCCTGCCGGGACCTCGTTGACAAACACCCCCGGCGACACGGCCGGCGGAGTTGGCGGAGGCGGGATCACCTGGATCACTTCTGCCAGGGCCGCCTGCACCGAGTTGATCTCTGCATTGGTTAAAATCCGGTTGAACTTGATGACGTGCTTGATGTGCAGGTTCAGGGTCCCGCCCCATAAGCCGCTGGATGTAAACGGGTTGGTGTTGGTCGGAGTGGATTTCGGCGCGTTCTCCTCGAACCATATCAGCGTGTTGGCGTTGTCTAAAAAGTTGGCAACCGAGTATTCCAACGATTCTCCCGCCTGCATCATCAAGCCGAGGTTCGTTTCTCCCGAATAATTGAACCGGGGCACGTTGGCGGCGATGGGATGATCGAGCCCGTCGCGGCGAACGGCCACGGAGGAAGTGGCCCGGGTGAAGATCACCGGCTCGACTCCCAGGAAGTCCAGAGACTCCAGCAGCGGGGCATAAAACGTCACCTCGCGGCGAAGCGCCGGGGTCAGGCGCCCGAGCCTACTGATAGTCCACAGCTGGAGGTCCATCGGGCTCCTTCATCTCCTCGGACAACTCGACCAAATACTCCAGGTCGTCCAGCTCACTCAGTTCGTCCATTGGTCTTCCTCACTATTTTTGCCTTGCTCTTCTCATCCACGTCGAGAAACTCGGGCACCTCCAGGGCGTCGATCTGCGCGGCCTTTTCTTCCTCGCTCAACGACTGGTCGTTGAAGATCTTGTTGACTTGGTTTCTGTAGCTCTGGTCGTGCTTCCTCAATTCTAATTGCAGCAGGAACATATCGCCGACTTCGTCGAGGAGCTGCCCGACCGTCATCTGTTCGTACTCTCCGGTTTTTAAGTGACGCACTAAAATTTTGTCGTTCTCTTTGATTCGGTTTCTAATAAATAACGCGAGCAGCCCATCGTAAGCCTGATTTTTCCGGCTGGCCGGGATGTGAGGGAGTTCCGGGAATACCCGGTTGCGGCTCGCCACCGATTGTTCACCAATTGCAATCATCTTTTCTCTGCGAGACTTGGACGCCGATACAGCCGGTCGTGCCAGTTGCTGCGCCTTTGCCTCAATGACGACTTCGCCATTGACGAGCGTTGCCTTCTCTCCGCGCTTGGCTAACTCTTGGACATGCCGCGCCTTGTCTGGTTCCAACTCGATAAAATTCCCACCCTCGGGAATTTCCAGCGGACAATGCCCCGGCGGATTTTCGCCGCCCCAGACGATTGTCCCGGTGATCACCCCGTCGGCATCCAATACGGCAAATCCCTTTCCCATAGTCTCACCAGAAGTCGACCTGAATAGTTGCCGTCGCGTCCTGCCCGGTGACAGGGGTCCCGTTGATCGCGTTGATGAGCCCGACTGTGGCGATCGGCACCTTCCCCATGTTGTGGGTGATCGCGTAGTCAATGAACGTCAAGTTTGCTGTCGAAGGCGATCCTGCCTTTCCCCCGGTTGCAGTCGTCCTGCGCAGGGCAGTCACGCGAACCGTGATCGTCGTCGTCGTGTTCTGGATAGGGAACGCCCCGGCCCACCAGATGTTTTGATAAACGTTGCCGATTGGCAGCGAGATGTCGTGGGTCACTGTGTTAACGTGCTGCCGTCCGGCGGTTTGCGTTCCGCTCGTCAGAGAGTGCCAGAGAGTCCCATCAGGACCGAATATTTGCAGCCCGTAGTCCTGAGCGCCGGGGCCGAGCTTTCCCAGCTGCACTCTGTTGACGGAGGCTTGATCGTAGACGACGATGATCGACTGGCCCGCAGAGCCAACTAGGTAAAGACTATTACCGACCCCGATGGCCACAGCGACATTGAGCTGTCCGGTAGTGATCTTGTTCGCCGACAAGGTGGAAATGTGGGCGTCCTCGATCAGTCCCTGCTGGATCTGGGCGAACTGGGTTATCAAAGCCGAGGTCTGGATCACGTCGCCCGCGCCGATGGGGATGGTGGTGGCAGGCATCCCCGCAAACTGTCCAGGGATGACGGCGCTCAGATTTCCGGAGTGGTCACGCGAACGAAACCAGAAATAATACGTTGTTCCGTTTTGCAGCGGCGCCCCGGCGTACTGGGTGGCGACGAACTGGATCGAGTCCGACGCGGTCGACCCTGCCCTGCCCGTGCTCGGCGAGGCCAAGTTGTTGACCGTCGAGATGAACACATCAACGGCTTCGAAATCAGCGTCGGTAGGTGGCTGAAGGAATATGCTGACCTGCTTGAAGCCAGCCATGATCGACGTCACGGTCGGAATGCCCGGAGGCACTAAGTCTTTGGCTGTCAGTCCGTCTCCAGGAAGCGGGACGTAGGCGGTGAAACCAGACTGCATATTGGCCCGGTTGATCGCCTGAATCCTTGCCTCGTAGGCAACCCCGGCGATGACGCCGATCTCCCTGATGGATAGCTGCGGGTGATACACTATCCGGGCGGTTATCCCCACTTGCCCGACGACTCGGTATTGAACCTCGTAGTGGCTGATGTCGATCTCGGCATTGGCGTTCCAGATGATATCCAAAAACGCCTTGATCACCCCGTCGCCAGGGTCGACCTGTGTTCCGGTCGCCAGCCGAAGGCCTGTCGGAACTGCAGGAGGGCCGATCACTCCGGTTGCGTCGGGATCTCCAGCCAACTGGGTCCCTGCGGTTGAGTTGACGAAGGCCGATTGGTTGTTGGAGTAGTCGACCGACCGCGCTCTGGCCCAAATCACTGACCCATAGCTTTCGGGCGGAAGTCGCGCTCCCAGATTAAAGCTGCAATCGACCGCCATCGTCCCCGACTCTCCGGTGTCGCCGGGTGCCCCGAAGCGAGCGACTTCGAGCAGCGTCCCGCTCACTAGGGCGTTTCGCCAGATCTCTACCTCGACTCCGGAGAAGTCCTCGGCCACCGGCTTCGAAAGTGTGACCAGGACCCGAACGTCCTTCAGGTGGCTTGAAATGACTACGCTGACCGGCGCAGCCGGCGCCGATATGTCCCCTGTGATGGTGACCGACAATATGTGGCGAGCGATGATGTTCTGGACGCCGTTGATGGAGAATGGCGTGAAGCGAAACCAGACCGTTCCCGGTCCCACCCCTTGGCTGTCGGCCGCCAAGCTTGTCCCGTTGACGGTGGCGAACGGGCTGTAGTTCGTCCCGTCTTCCGAGACCTCGATGATGAACCCGCCAAATTCCCCGAACCTCTCCCACGTGATGATGTACTGATCTCCCAGCACCGGCGGGGTCGTGAAAGCGTAGGGAGTCACGAAGGCCCGGATCCCGTCGTAGGTGCTGATCGGCAGAGTGTCGACCCCGACTGTCACTTTCGCCCCGTTGAAGTAGTTCTCTATGGCCGGTTCCTCTGCGGACAAGGCGATGGCTGTGCTGACTCCGCCCCTGGCGATCCCAGCGTGCTGCGGCAAGCCTGGGGTCACCGTGAAGTTCAACACGGAACGGGTCGACCCGTCCTTATTTAAGCTTATCGCCTCGCTCAGCGTCGCGTAGCGGAGCGGGATCGGCGGCCTGGTGTCTCTAGGGCCGAAAGCCCTGCGAGATGACTTCGGCGGCAGGGGCGACTCGTCATAGACCGCTGGAATGTACTCGGTCCGGGTCTGGCGGATGTTGCCGTTGCGGTCGATCTCCAGGTCCTGCGCCCGGGTGACGATGTGCTCGACGTCCTGGATGCCCAGGCTGAAGATGTCCCCCTCGACCGGGGCGGTCACGAACGGAACGGTGACGGATACCTGGCCCCAGGTTCCCGCTGCGGTATTCACTGTCCTGTATTCGGTGGTGTTGTCTTTCTGGTGCTTGACGATCAGCGCATAAGTCGATCCCGTCTCCAGGACCACCACGTCCGGCAAGGTGATGATCCAGTCTGTTTCGCCACCCGGAAGTATTCCCCCGTAAGCGCCTTTGTTACCAATGCCGCGCTCGGCGAAATAGTCGAGATCCATCGGCTCGCTGACAATAGCCCCTATCGGTGAGGCAAACGACCAGCGGCGGCGCTCCATGAAGTTTCTCTTGAACACGATGAAGTTCTCGCGCTGGACCTGGCTCTCGCGGGTGATCGTGTCGTAGCTGATGAGTTCAGGCACCGTCGACACGGCCTCGGGATCGGTGATCGGCGGCGAGAAGTTGTGCTCATAGTCCTTGTCGGCGTCCCGGAACTCCCCGCTGACCTGCGTGAATGGTCTATCGGGCGGGGAAATCTCCAGGCCGATCGATCCGTCGATGACGTTCCCGCCCTCGGTATAGAGAAGATTCGGCGTTGACGGCTTGTCGACCACGTACTTCCACTTGCTCCCCGAAGGGATGATCCTGCCCCGGCCTTCCCCTGCTACTTTTTTGATCCACTCCCAATCCCAGTCGCTGTCGTTGACCACCACGTCGCAGAGGTCGCGCACTTCCAGCCCGTCGTGCCCGGTGACCTGCTCGTCATAGTAGCTTTGTGATTCGTCGAGCCACTGGTCGTCGTCGATCTCGGCCTCGGCGATCTCGCTCCCCATCCCGACGATAGGGTGGGTCATCATGTCGCGCACGATCCAGCAGCGCTTGCGGGTATAGCTCAAGGTGTGAGCCGAGCCATTCCAGATCTTGACCCTCTTTCCCTCGACAAGGGCCGACGTGGCCATGTTTTCTAAACTCTGGACTTGCTTGGATGGGATGTTGGTGATCCCCAACAAAGCCCAGCCCGGATAAGTCTTGGTTGTGAACACGGTCTCCTGGACGTTAAACAGCAGGCTATCTCCGATAAACGATTCTCCCGGGTTAAAGTTTACCCACCGCACCACCGTGATCCGGACGTCCCATTTCCCGGCGGAAGGAAAATTGACTTCATAGGTCTTGAATAAGCCGCTCTCGATCTTCTCGAACCAATTAACAGTCGCGACTTCCGTCCACGCGCCTCCTGCATTGGGGCGGATCTCGATCAGGTGATCTACGCCGGCGAAGCGATGAGTTCCTGTAGTGCCGATCCGATATAAGCCGTTAGGAAAGGCAAAAAATAATGTCGCCCGGTTGACATCATTTCCGTGGGTCGTGTAGATCACCGGGGTCCCCGTCTGGCTGACCGAATCAAAGGGTAATGCGCTGACTGTTGGTTGATAAAGCGAATCTTGATTCTCGAATTCCGAAATGACCGGCTGCACATTGGTTCCCGTCCGGATGTGGATAACCATGTCGGGATATTGATCGACTGTGGTCCCGTCGATCCTCACGTCGCTGATCGACTCAATGCCGTCCCCGCCGGTGTCCCCCATGAAATACAAAATTTTCGCCCACATCTGCTTCCCGTCGGGCGATACAATCGCGCCGCTGGAGATAACATGACCGAAGATGCGGTTGAGCCCGTATGGAACGAATGCCGGGGTTCCCCGGCCCCTGGTGTTGCTCAGTCCCGCGATGCCGAATGCTTGCTCGCTGCTGTTTAATTTCGGCTTCTTCGGCTTGGGCGTGAGGGCCTTGATCGCCATAGAAAGAGCCAGCGAGACAGTCAAACTAATGATCGTATTGACGACCGCAGCAGCGACCCCCGCATAGGCGCCGAATAGCGGCACAAACGCTGCGGGGGCAAACCATCCCGCGCCAAGAGTGACCTCGACCTCGTCGCCGTTATGAGGAACGAAGCTCGACCAGTCATCGAGCGGAGCTCCGTTCACCCTTACATCCGCGTCCTTCCCTTGCAGCAATGCCCCGAGAGACAATCCGCGATTGTCGATGTAGCGCTCTTCTTTGTGGCCTACCGGCCCGATAACGATCAGGTGCATAGCGCCTTCGGTCTGTAGAATCCCCGCTGCGCTTCCACCCATGGATGGCGGGTGATCTCGACTCGTGCCACCCCGTAAGTGGCCGACGATGACTGTATGGCCCATCTCCGGTCAAGCATCAGTCCAACGTGAAATTCCTGGCCCTCAGAGTGCCACGGCAATTTTTGCCAAATAATAACCGTCCCGAGCGATCCCGTTTCGACCCTGCGAAACAAGTGGGAATCCCTGATAGCGGCATCATTGGTTCCTTCAATCGTGACCCCGAACTCCCACAAAGCGCGGCGCACGAACTTGATGCACCCGTCCGGCTCGTAGGGCTCACCGATCATGGAGAGAAGTCTTGCAGTCACGTCTCTTGGGTCGTCCCTGAACATCATCACATCATCTCGTCGGCGAAGATCATCCTTCGCGGGAGCCGGTTCCTGCCGAACTGCCGGCCTAAAACGAATACGGCCATTGTTAGGTCTGCCCTGGCGGCGATGATCTTGAAATAGCGCTCATAAGGCCGAGTCAGAGTATTGAGCAGGTCGAGGTGCAAGAGTTGCAGGGTCACCTCCATCCCGCTTGGGTCGAGGTCCTTGCCAAGGTATTTCACGACCACGTTGCCGAGATTGGACAGGGCAACGTTGGAGCCTTCGGTCGGCATCCCGACGGACGTCTTTAAGCCTTCCCAGAACATGCGCAGCGGCTGGTAGGTGTTGCCGGCGAAGGTGATCGGGTCCTCGTGCTCCGCCCAGTATTTTTTTATGAGTGGGGTCTCGGTGAGGATCGCCGCCTTGATCCATTTTCCTCCCTGGTACTGGCGATTGAGCATGTCGATATAGTCGAGATCGTAATTGATCACGTGTTTAAAACCTCAGTTTGGCACCTCAACTAAAAATACCCTTTCCTGATAGACCGATTTGCGATTGTCATTTTCAGATCGAAACGTCCGGCCGCGGGTACGGTCACCATCGGCATCGAGCACTACCTTGGCCTTTCGCCGATACTTCGCCTTGATCTGCGCGTAGTTTCCAATGGTCACCGACAGGTGGATCTTGTCCATCGTGATCCCGTCCCCGCCGACCGGCGACCAGGACGTGATCGCCGACCCGTTGACGTAGATGACCGCTGAAGCCACGAACACATATCGGTGCGGGAGGTCCCAGTCCTGTCTCGCGTTGTCGCCGAGACCGACTATGATGGGCTCGGTGACTTCCAACGTCCCGCCGCCATCAAACCAAATTGGATTATCGCCTTGCGCGTAGTCGAAGAATCCTGCGATCAGGTCCAGATCCTCAGCCAAACCCGGGAAGTTTAATTCCCATCGTTTAAGCGGCCGCGTGTACTGGCGGCGGTAAAGATAACTGCCCCCGCCGACAGAATCTTTCAGCGCCGGATTGTTGGACTGAACGGGAATAATATGCGAAGGACTGGCCACAAGTGTCATCATGGAAAGGTCCTCACTGCCGTCTTGACATTCTTTGCTCTAAAGACTGCATCCAGATAGAACGGTCCTCGAACTGCTGAAGCCCGATCTGGATCACGTCCTCTTTTTTCATCGTCGGCTCTCGCGGGATAATGTCTCCGTTGATAGTTACCTTGATATTTGGCGCAGCATCCGGCAGCTTGCCCGAGCGGTTGGCCATGGCCAGCGTATCGGCACCGATGGAATCGACGGCCTTTTTCTGCATGACGAACTCGCCGCCATGACCGATAAAGAGTCCGCCCCCGGCAAAGCTCGGTATCTTGCCGCCCCTGGCATAGCCCATGCCTGCAACTAGACCGGCGGAGCCGGCCGCCGCGCCCTCTGTGCCGAACGAAATCGAACCGAAAATGCTGCTGAGACCTTCGCCGAGCCATGACGAGAGACTCTTGCCGAGACCTTCCGCCCATTTTTTTAATTGATCATTGGCAGCGGTATCCAAAGCGCCGACGAGACCGGTGATAAATCCGGAAGCGATAGCCTTTAGCGGTGCCAGGATGGTTTTGTCGATAATGGTGCCCTGCAATTCCAGCAGCATATTGCGAACCAGGTTTTTCATGCCCTCGCCGATCGTCTGCTGGCCGGTCTCGATGCCGAGCAGAGTATTTTTTAGCCCTTGCGTTAAGGAGTTGCCGATCTCTTCTCCTACGCGTTCGGCTGCTTGTATATTGAGCAGTTCGCGGAGTTGAGTTTTGGCTTCCTCGAATTCCGGCCCCGATGTGAGATTTCTTAGCGCCTCGCGCAGAGCAGCAATTTTCGCCGATGTGGCATCAAATCCGCTGCCCATCAATGCCGCTTCTTTGTCTATGGCTTGAAAGGCAATGGTTAGATCACCGGCAATTTGCATCGCCTTTAGAGCTTCTTCACCCCAGGCGCGAGTCGCGTCGGCGGCATCGTCTTGATCGCGCTGCAACATGGCCGCGGCTTCTGCAGTGCGGCGAATCGTGTTTTCGTCCTGCGCTTTGAATGGCGCGAGTCCCGCCTTTTCCTGAGCCGCGCGGCCCTCGGCGGCGTCGGCTTCATCGATGGCGATACGCTCTAAAATTGTTTTTGTTTTGGCCAGCTCGACATTGAGCGCAAGGATGGTCGTTTTTAATTGATTGAATCGTTTTTCAGCATCAGCAGGGACTTTCAGATTATCGGCCAATAATTTTGCCTTGAATGCGGCGAATTCCAGATCGAGCCCCATCGCCTTGGCCGCCTGGCCGCCGCCACCCATCTCGGTGATATTGACTCGTAGCGCGTCAGCCTGTTTTTGCAGCCCCGCGATAAAACTGTTGACCTGATCGGCTAATTTTTTTATCGCCGCCGTATCGACGGGCGGTTTAAATGATTCAGCGGGCTTTTCTACTTTTGACGCTTCCGCAATCCCGCCCGCGCCGCCAAGCAAAGCACCAATCGCCGCGCTTTTGTTAAGGAATTGAGCAAATAAAAATAAGTTCTGATTTATGAGTTCTCTGATCGTGGTTAAATCTTTGATGACGCTCGCTAAGGCGTCTAAAGCCTCCGCCTCGATCTTATTTGAAAATTTCGTCCAGGCGTCACCGAATTTATCGATACGATCTATGTCTTCATCGCTGACGCCGCTTGCTTTAAGCTCGGCCAGTCGGCCGGATATTTCCTGAATGGCGGGGCCGAGTTCGCGGAAATTCTTGCCGAGCAATGCCGCGCCTAGCGCGTTACGGTTGAGCGGATTTTCAACTTTGCCCAGCGCATCGGTGACGAGTTTTAAAAATGTCTCGGTGTCGGCTTTGCGCAATTGATCGAGATTTAACCCGAGGGCTTTGACCGCCTGCGCCGCAGGATCACTTTCGTTTTTGATTCCGCCGAGATTTTTCTGGAGAGTAAAGATGCCTTTGGCGAAGGCATCGAGCGAAGTTCCGTTTTCTTCGAGAGTCGATTTGAGGCCGCTAAGGGTCTGACCGGAAATACCGGTCTGCTGGGATAAATCTTTGAGTTGACCACCTAAAGCAACAAGATGTTTGCCGTAAGCGATGATGGCGCCGACGCCCAAAGATGCGCCGAGAACATTGGTGAATCCCTTGGCGAGATTTTCGACGTTGGAGAATCCGGATTTAAATACACCCTCCATCTCCTTGACATCGAGCCGCAGCTTGCCGAGATCGGCGCGCATCTCGACCAGGAGCTGTCCAACGGTTCCCTTAGTTGCCATCGCTCGCCCCTGCTACCTTGCCAAAAAACGTGTCAAGGAAATGTTCCGACTCTTCTTCTGAGAGGTATTTATTGCCGGGTGGAAATGGCAGCAGATCGACGTACTCCACCGACTGGCCGCTGCGATTAAACATATTGGCGACCGTCGCCGTCAAAAGCGCGACGGGGCGCGCCTGGCGATTTTCTCTTTCAATCCATTGTTCGGAAAGTAACCGCAGCTCGAATGGCGTGAGCAACCAGAATTCTTCTGAGGAAAGCCGTAAGTCTATTCGGGCGAAACTCCAGAGGTCTGCGTCCCATTGAGTTTCGTCAAAAGATTTTTTTTTTCCTCAATGGCTGCTTCCTCTGTCTTGGGGTCGATTTTTAAATAAGTCTCGGTAATCACGCGACAGGTAAGCTGAATCACGTCGCGCAAATCGAACGGCATCAGGCCGACCGCGGCGAGCGGCAAGTCGGGGTCTTCGTGCAGCATGGATGCCCAGAGAATCGCCTCGCAGAAGTCCATCCCGACATCGCCCTGTTCGACCTGCGGCAATTCTTCCATCATTATCCGAAAAATGGCCTTGCGCGGTTGAAGACCACGCGATTTGTTGATCTCGCGCTCGGCCGCCTTTAGCCCGCCAACCGTCAGCAATAAGCGCCGCGGCTTATCAAGCTCGATCTCTATGGGTTGAACACCGGCACGCATAATTAATAATTGAAAATTGATAATTGAGAATTATTCGGATCATTATTCATTATCAATTTTCCATTCTCCATTTTTAGGGTAGTCCTGCCGTTCCTGTTGTTACCCGCGTAGGTGCGCCGCTGATCCGTACCGTGGCGCCCATGCGAATCGCCTTGGTGAAATCTAAATTCGGGCTTGGCGAGGTCAAAAAGCCGGGAAAGCCCCAGCCATGCAGACCGCCAGGCAAAATAATGCCCCAAAGACGAACCGGCAGCGGCTCGGCGACCGCGTCATCGTAAAGCACGATATGAATCGGAATATTAATAATGTCCCAAAGCACTTCGAGCGGCAGCTCGCCGCCGTCGCGGAGCGTCGCCGCATATTCTTTATACCCGCCGGGGCTTGAATGGTTGGTGATCTCGTCGAAGTCCTGGCGGATCTGCGGTCCGGTCAAAACGGTGCATTGCGGGATTTCTTCATACGCCAAAGTCGATGGATTTTTCCGGTAAAGCTTGCTGCCCTTGGCCAGCATGTAGGTTGACATGATTTAAACTCCTTCAAAGCTGACTCGGCGCGCGATTGACGGCGACTTTGACAGATAGATCACTCATCACGATGGTGACTTTGCCGTTGGCGTCGGTGAA